ATGGCAAAAGCTAACATTTCTCCTGGGATGCAACAGTATCTGGACATCAAAAAAGATTATCCAGATGCTTTTTTGCTTTTCAGGATGGGTGACTTTTATGAATTATTTTATGATGATGCTGTCAAGGCAGCGCAACTTTTAGAGATTGGTTTGACCAGTCGCAACAAGAATGCGGAAAATCCAATTCCCATGGCAGGAGTGCCACATCATTCTGCCCAGCAATACATTGATGTGTTAATTGAGTTGGGTTATAAGGTTGCTGTCGCAGAACAAATGGAAGACCCAAAGCAAGCTGTTGGGGTGGTGAAGCGTGAGGTCGTTCAAGTCATAACTCCTGGAACGGTTGTGGATTCAGCTAAGCCAGATAGCGCCAATAACTTTTTGGTAGCTGTTGACTTTGATGGTTGCCGTTATGGATTGGCTTATATGGATGTGTCCACAGGTGAATTTTGCGTGACAGATTTGGCGGACTTTACGAGTGTTCGTAGCGAAATCCAAAACCTCAAGGCAAAAGAAGTCTTACTAGGTTTTGATTTATCTGAAGAAGAACAGACGATTTTGGTCAAGCAGATGAATTTGCTGCTTTCTTATGAAGAAACGGTCTATGAAGATAAATCTTTAATTGACGGTCAATTGACAACGGTAGAACTGACAGCGGCAGGAAAACTCTTGCAATACGTTCACAAAACACAAATGCGAGAACTCAGCCACTTGCAAGCCTTGGTTCACTATGAAATCAAGGATTATTTGCAGATGTCGTATGCCACTAAGTCAAGTCTAGATTTGGTAGAGAATGCTAGAACGAATAAAAAACATGGGAGTCTGTATTGGCTGTTAGATGAAACCAAGACAGCTATGGGGATGAGGCTTTTGCGCTCATGGATTGATCGACCTTTGGTTTCTAAAGAAGCTATTTTAGAGCGTCAAGAAATTATTCAAGTTTTTCTGAATGCTTTTATTGAGCGAACAGATTTAAGCAATAGCTTAAAAGGTGTTTACGATATCGAACGCTTATCTAGCCGTGTGTCTTTTGGCAAGGCAAATCCGAAAGATTTACTTCAATTGGGGCATACCTTAGCCCAAGTGCCTTATATCAAAGCTATCTTAGAGTCTTTTAATAGTCCTTTTGTTGACAAACTTGTCAATGATATTGACAGTTTGCCTGAGTTGGAATACTTGATTAGAACAGCCATTGATCCAGATGCACCAGCAACTATTAGTGAAGGAAGTATTATCCGCAATGGTTTTGATGAGCGCTTGGACCATTATCGTAAAGTAATGCGAGAGGGGACAGGCTGGATTGCGGATATTGAGGCCAAAGAGCGTCAAGCAAGTGGCATTAATAACCTAAAAATTGATTACAATAAAAAAGATGGTTATTATTTTCACGTTACGAATTCAAATCTTAGCTTAGTTCCCGACCATTTTTTCAGAAAGGCAACTTTAAAAAATTCTGAGCGTTATGGAACAGCAGAATTGGCTAAGATTGAAGGTCAGATGTTAGAGGCTAGGGAAGAGTCATCTAGTTTAGAATACGATATTTTTATGTGTATTCGAGCTCAAGTTGAAACCTATATTAATCGTTTACAGAAACTGGCTAAAACTTTGGCAACGGTGGATGTTTTGCAAAGTTTAGCAGCCGTTGCCGAAACCAATCATTATATCCGGCCGCAGTTCAATGATAATCATGTGATTAAAATTCAAGAAGGTCGTCACGCGGTTGTTGAAAAGGTTATGGGAGTGCAGGAATACATTCCCAATAGTATCTCTTTTAACCAAGAGACAAGCATTCAATTGATTACAGGTCCAAATATGAGCGGTAAGTCGACTTATATGAGACAGCTGGCCTTAACGGTTATCATGGCTCAGATGGGCTCATTTGTAGCTGCTGACCATGTTGATTTGCCTCTATTTGATGCGATTTTTACGCGTATTGGGGCTGCTGATGATTTGATTTCTGGGCAATCAACCTTTATGGTGGAGATGATGGAAGCAAACCAAGCAATCAAACGAGCCAGTGACAATTCCCTTATTCTATTTGATGAACTAGGGAGGGGTACGGCAACTTATGATGGTATGGCACTGGCTCAGGCAATTATCGAATATATCCATGATAGAGTTGGTGCTAAGACCATGTTTGCAACGCACTATCATGAGTTGACAGAATTGTCAACTAAGTTGACAAGTCTAGTCAATGTTCATGTAGCAACGCTTGAAAAAGATGGCGATGTAACCTTCCTTCATAAGATTGCTGAGGGACCGGCGGATAAATCTTACGGTATTCATGTAGCAAAAATAGCAGGACTTCCTGAGGCCCTGCTAAGCAGAGCAGATGAGGTGCTTACGCGTTTAGAAGCGCAAGCACAATCTGCTGAGATAATATCAGTCCCTTCAAAAGTTGAGCCAAGCAGCGCTGCTAGAGAGGGACAGTTATCGCTGTTTCCTGATGAGGATAAGTCTCAGGAGATTATTCACACGTTAGAAGCTATTGATGTGATGAACATGACTCCACTTCAAGCAATGACAACCCTTTACGAATTGAAAAAGTTGTTATAGCTTTTCAGCTGAAAATGAAAAAGATGCTTTCTATATTGAAGGCATTTTTATGCTGTCAAAAATGCCCGAGACCTTCGGCCATTTATTAAGTATGTTATAATAGTCCATAAGAATGCGAGGAAATTATGACAAAAATTATTGGACTTGGTTTAGCAGCCTTTACAGGGTATTGACAGTCCTTAAGTATTGATATGACTGTGTTTTTGAAAAAATATAGGTTTTAAGTTTCCTTAGACTTCCCTCAAAAGTCCACAAAAAGGTGAACAAAAAAAGACCTTTGCAGGTCCTTTACACAATGAGTTCAGCAGGCAAGAACTAGCGTGGTTTAAATACTACGCTTTTAGTTTGCCTTATGGCTTATTATAGCACGATTAGTGTCATTGAGGAAAAAAACTATCCTCTCAACCAGCCTTTAAAGTTCCACCACTGGTCTTGGATGCTATCTCCCAAGCGTTGGTACCAAGTTTTTTTGGCTTCTTCTTGAATATGTTTTATCATAGAATCCTCTAATTGTTTTTGTTCTTCTTCAGCTTTTCTCTGTTCTTCGACTTTTTTTTCTTCTTGAAGACGAGTATTTTGGGCTTTTTTAGTCTCATAGACTAACTGACCAAAGTACATACTTCCATCATCCATAAACGACAATGTAACCACATCCTCTTCTTCAAGCGACTTCTCCAACTCGACAGTATAATTTCCATCTCCTCCTGCACGGTAGCCGCTAACTTTATAACTTCTATCAGTGCATTCATAATTAGTTGGACATTTAACTGTTATAGTTCTATCTTCGGCTTTTACTTTTTCAGATATTCCATCCCCATGGGTTACTGTAGTCTCAACATACCCATAAGGTTCTAAATTAACATTAATCTTATTATCCCCAACTTTAAACGGCTTTACGCTAACTCCAGGCAAATGTGACTGTCCTTTGGTTATAAACAAATCGCTTTCAGCCACTTCCTCATTCGCTCTGACACTTATAGCACATATTGACAAGCACAAAGTCAATGCCATAACTAATTTCTTTTTCACTTTATTCTCCTTATTATTATTTTTAATAGTGAACTCCATAATAACAGCTAATTAGTCAAAAAATTCATTCTATTTTTTTGGGATTTAATAATATTTGGGCCTCATAAATAGGGATTTTGAACGATTATGAAACATTGAAGTTTGATTGTTTTACTTTAGATATTAGCACCAACTAAATTAGAGCTATATTAATATTTATTTGGTGTCATAAGCGAACATTATTTTTTAGCGCCCCGTCCCTGTAAAATTCCACAAACTCGAGCAAAGCTCGTTTCTTAGTCTCATAATACCAGCTTTGACTTCTGTTAAGTTCTTCCATAATGTCCTGTTGAGTTTTTTCCTCACTGATCAAGTAACACTCAATCAGTATCTTTCTATATTCTATCTTAGACAGTTGATTAATGGCATACCTAATAGCGTCTAGTTCCTCTAGGGCGCATTCTCGGCTTATTTCAAGGTGTTTTCTGCGCGTGGGATGGTAATCTATATCAAACTGGTAAAGCTCGGTATAAGTTAAATCAAGGCTATTAGCGATACGTTGCCATCTATGAAATTCTTTCAGCTTACGAATAGCGTTCTTCTTGCTCATCTAACACCTCTAAAGCTTCTCTATGTAGTTTGAACACAATGTTTCTTGAGTAACCTAGTTTATCGAATATCTCGTCCCATGATAAGTCATCCACGTATCTAGCCTTAATAACAGCTATCTGTCTCTCATCTTGGAGCGTGGCGATCATGGCTAGTCTCTTATCACGTTCTTTAGCTAAATATAAGAGTTGTTTAGCTGTACCTTTTTCGATATGTCTTATTGCTTCAGGATTATGAAAAGCATTTATCAGCTTGATGTCTTTATCTCGTTGTTCCTCAAATAAGGTTATTAAAGCGAAAAGTGGTTTCAATTCTTTAAGTTGTTCTTTAGCGCTCATGGTCTTTTCTCCTGGTTATGGTATAATTTATTTAAGCTTAAATTTAACCAAGGGGGCGTTCCGTGTGGACGTCTTTTTGTTTTGTTCGTTTTGTAAACTAGATATTTTTTGTAGTACTTCGCTTTTCGCTTCTAAAATCGTTTCTAAGCACTTTTTAGAGTTTATAGTATAAATCATCAACTTAGTAGCTAGAAGCGCTAAAACAATGTTTTATTTTAGTCTTAGATGGTTATTCTTTGTGGCAGGGTTATGGGCTAAAATGAGATGTCAAATCCTTTCCTATCAAGCTTTTTAATCTTCGTCAAAAATTTCAAAAAGGGAATTTTTTGCACGGAAAAGGGCGCGTTCTTAAGTTTCCGAACAATATAGCCCCGTTTAAAAATGAAGGGGGTAGTTTCCGAATATTATAGCCAGTACCTGTCACCCTTATCCATATAGTAATGAAATCTTCTCCAGTGATAGAGGTATTTGGTTAATCTCATGTACTTTGGACGTTTAGGAAAGTCATCACGACTATAATATCCATGAATGTGTCTTGCTTCTGGATTTACTTTCAAACACTCTTTAAAGGCTAATTGCCAGTAGTAGCAACACTCTGTCTTGCTTCGATTGAGCGTGGCTTGATGAACCTTCTGACAAGAACCGCAGGCAAAGGTGTGTGAAGCTTTAAATAACTTCCGACAACGTCGCTCGCAGTCAGGACATAAGAAGAAGTAACGCTTACCACCATAAGTTCCTGGTATCGTTTCAAGTAATAAGTCTTGATTATGATAATGAATGACCAGATTATTTAGGTCTATGGTGACAGATTGGTCATTTATTGTTCCTGTAACTCTAGTCTTTTCCTGTGTCTTCATTGGTTTAATGATACTTTCAATAGATAGTTCTAACATCCTTTCTCCTTAACATTCAAACAGCCCAAAACTATTGATAAAACGACAAAAAGAGGGAAAACCCTCTGATTGTTTATTTAACGAGTAACTGACCTTCAACAACCATATCATACAAATGGTTAAAGGCTTGACTGATAGACTCAAGGATGGCTCCTAAGTCTTCTGGCGTCATCTCTTTATAATTCATAGAGAGGTGTTCAGCCAGTTGGTTGTGGTCTGAAATGAAAGTCATGAATGTGTCTTGATCATTAACTTTCCCTTGAGTACTTTTAGATAAAGAAACCACGCGCTGATGATTAGGTTCTTCAATTTCCTTAATTAATTCGTTTTCTTGAGCCATGTCATCAAGTTCGTCATCCGTCATATCCTCAGGTTGGTTGTAATAGTCCTTGAAGCTGTCACAGATACGCTTGAAGACTTTGCTTAACTTTCTGTCTTCAGCACATTCTAAGACTAACTGATTGGCATGACCACCTTGGTCATCATTGTGATAGGTGGCATCAATCACTGGTTGCTCATAGGTCCCAGTCATATAGCCTAAAATAGCATGACAAGCCACTTGTGCGGTGTCAAAGTTTTTAAACGTATAGTGGAATGTGAATGTCTTTGGTGTGTCTGAAAATGTTCTCATATTATTTCTCCTTTGTGATTGCTATAATGTCTGATAAATTGATAATGGCAGAAGGAGATGCTACCCAGTTTGGTTGTTCTCCAGATAAAAGATACTTGACCAACTCATTATAAAGGGTGCGGTCTCCTTCTATGGTGATGGTGTTCCCACCTCGGGTGTGTAATTTTAGTTTCATACCAGTTACCTGTACAAGACCAATAGTCCGGTTCTTGAATCCATGTCTTCATAATTGCCATAAGTGGCTTCTTGGAATTTAATGTCTATCACAGATACCGATAGGGTAAAGAGATTGACCCGATATTCAAAATCATCTAGTGATTCCTTGTGTTTTTGATAAAATAGTTTGATTTTCATGTTTTAGCTCCTTTCTCAACAGGTATCGCAAAGCCACAGTCAAAGACCCAGCGATAACCACGGCGTATGAGTTCTGGTCTGGTAAAATCACAATCACCCGGTCTAGACTTTGTGTTGAAATTAATTTTGGTGATAAAGTCATAACCGCATTGACCATTAGGAAGTTCCAATCGGTATAGCTGGTCGTTTGGCAAATCATCATAATTGTAACGCATTTTCTTTACGCCATGATTTGTATAGTTAGGATTCATATGTCCCTCTTTTCTCTCTAAAATGTGTGTTATTAACATTTAAAAAAATCAATAGCACAGTAATAAGCACAGGGCTAAAGCCAACGGTATCAAGAGGTTTGGGCACTTTGTGCTTTTAGTAGCATTAATTTGAGCAAAAGACTTTCTTTTTCTGCACGCGCACTATTAGTTATAAAAATTATTATCTATGATATTAAATACTACTAATACTACAATAGAGTATAAAGCCTATAATACCAAGGTTTTAGCTTGTGTCATTACGTGTAGTTTTTATGTAGCATTAGTGTAGTTTTTAAACTCGTTCATAGTAAGATACGGGAGTTCCACCTTTAAATAGTCTTTTTCTTGTGGGATTCTCTCCTTTTTTCCAGCCGTCATCATTATCTAAGTAATCACGTATTTTTTGAGAAATAAGGGCCTTACCACCTTGCGTTGGTTTTTGGTTAAATCCTAGATAAGCGATATGGTTAGGACTTGTCACTTGGAGTAAGCAATCTGTCTGTGCGGAAGGGTAGTCACTATAGCTTTGAGCATTATCTAACGGCTCTCCTAGCTGTTTGAGGACGTATTGCCGTTGTTCATACTGTGATAAGCTATCCCAACCTTCAACAATTTGAAACTCATTCAGTAATTGATCAATAATTTCTTTGTCGACGTCTTCAACCTTATAATCTTCTTGAATGTCTGCTAACTGATTCATTAACTCTTTAGATGGCGTTAGTGGTTCATAATTGTTAAACCATACTTTGGCTTCAGCGAGTACCTGTAAGAAATAATCTTCTTCCACCTCCATAGGATGTTTTTTCACGTCATTGATACCACATTCAATAGGGAAAAAGCGTCTTTCTGTTCCACTATCCTTAAGAAAAGATTTTTTATTAGCTGTTCCGATAAAGACACAGTGCCTTGGATGAGGAGTGGCTTTACGTTCATAAGGTTCACGATAAGTATCACTATCTGAGGAAATGAAGCTTTTAACTGTTTCAATTTCTGCCTTTGACATGCCTTTTAGCTCCCCTAGCTCAATAATGGCATTGGCTTGTATCTTCTGATAATCACTATCATTTTTACCAAACTTGATTTCTGAATCAGTGTGGTAGCTAGGGAGTAGTCGCTTAGTAACGGTGCTTTTCCCAGTTCCTTGTCTTTTATCAATGAGAATAGGAACGACTTCAAACTTTACTTTACGGAGATAAATTCTAGCCATGAGACCTGTTAGCCATACTTTGGCAATTTCTCTATTATAGGAATTATCAGCACAGCCTAATAGATCAATAAAGTAGCGTTCTCCTCTAGCTTTACCATCCCATTTTTGACTTTCAATACGCTGTTTAATGGGGTGATAAGTGTTCTTTTTAGCTAAAGCGGTAATAGCTACCTCTATATGTTCTTTACGAGGGGTAAACCGATATTTTTCATCAATGAATGCAATACAAAGGCTGGTCTGCTCGTTCGTCCATAGCCCTTTTTCTTTAGACCAAGGAACTGCTTTAGTGATTTCAATAGTTTTTTCAAATTCGTTGTATTTAATACCTGTATAGATATTTTCGTAAAATTCAAAAACCTTACCGACATTGTAGGGGCTACTAATGACATATTCTTTGTCTCCTCTACCTTTTCGTGTCCTGAAAGCAGGGGCAAAAGCAGGTTGAGTGGCTTGCGATAGTTTATTTTGATAGTCTTTCAATTCTTCTTTGTCTATGGCTTGATTCCTCTCTTTCTTAATTCTTTATCAAGTATACTTCTAAAGGTTGTATCTATCTCATCAATGGGTAGTGGCTTAGTTGTCACACTGTTAGCTATTTGTACCAGCTCATAAGCCGTCTCTAAATCACAGTCCACCCATTTATTAAATAGCAAGCCAACAAACTTAGTTAAGGCTACGTTGCGCCCGCCTTCGTCTCCAAAACCATTAAACAAGGTATCTATGACCCTCATGGTAATAGAACGCTGACTTCTAGGGCGTGGCGTGTAAGTAGTAACAACTTGTCTGTTTGGCGTGCTACCATTTTTAGGAACAGGATAATCAAGACCATGGTTCACATAGCGCTGATAGCCCTCTGGGTCGCCTGTTGTAACAGGTAAGCCTTGTAATTGTGACCAGGTAAGGCTAGCTAAATCAAACGGCAGTCCAATCTTATCGGCTATCTCCTTGACCACTTGTTTATAAGTTGCTTCAGTCATCACGTCACTAGACTTCATGACAAGGCGATAACGAGGCTTCTCGGGGGTGTGTTTAATCGTTGGATAAATAATATAACTATACTCCCAAAGCGTCTGAGAAACGATTTTAGGTAGGTTGACGCCTGTTTCTATCTCGTCATAGTCAAGAAAAATCAAATCGCGATAAACTAAACTAGCATTATTGCGCTTATAGCTACCGTTTTTCTCTGCTGTGACCTTGCCACTCAGGCAGTAGGGGGCTTGTGTTCGCTTGTATTCTTCAATATCAATATCCTCAGGCGGTTTCAAAGGTCTAAACTGAGCAATATAGTCAAATGGTTCTAAAGGTCCTTTGTAGGGGTACAAATAAGAGCTAAAGCCTCTTGCTTCATAAATAGCCATCTACACATTTACCCCCAAAAAGATAAGAATATCACTGACCTTGTAATAATGTTTCCTGGTGTCTTCTAGTGGTGGTTGGTATCGTCTTAACCCAGCATTTTCCCACCGTTTTAGGGTTTTACCTTTGATATTTAATTCCTCTTTGACTTGTTCGGCCGTGATCAACCCTAAAACTCTTGGTTTAGGTTTCTGGTAGGCTTCCAAAAAGCGATTAAAAGCGGTCAGGTTTTGTTCTAAGAGTTTGGCTTCATAATCTTGACTAAATACGTTCATGCCTAACCTCCTTTGAGTAATTCCTTATAACTGGTTAAATCGGCATTCAATAACACACTTAGGCGTTCCTGTTCCTTTTGTACTTGATTATAAAAGGCTTTAGCACCATCTAGTAATTCTTCTTTGTTAGCTGGGATAAAGTACCCACGATTGAATCCGTGTCTAATGCCGATAATAGGGATGTTATAGCGTGTGATTAAGCTACTGATGATACTTTGGACGGAACGCTCTTCAAGTTTCAGTATTAAGCTAATCTCTGCCCCTGTAATGGGGTTGTCTGCTCCAACCTTGATCAGATTAAGGACACGTCTATAATTCTCTGGTAGTGTCATTTCGTGTCCTCCTTATCATTTGGAAACAGGATTTGGTTATCAATAACACCAAGCACTTGATTTTTAAGACTATCTTTTAACTCGTTCAATGCTTGTATAACTATATTTAGCCCTTTTTTATATTCCATCTCTATTGGTATTGATTCCAAAAATTTAACAACGGCATCAGCTTTGTTATAGTCACGTTGTGTAGTATTGATAAATATTTTTTTCGTGAATAACGGAAAATCGTCCCACTCTGCTTCAATATCTTCATCTAGCATTTTGATATTTTTGTCTAAAACCCTATCACTCAACCAGTTTGTAGGCTGTTTTTCGCTATCTTCTAGTAATTTTTTAAAATATTCTTCCGTTGTCATGCAGTTCCCTCCCTAATTGTAATAATGGTTCTGTGCTTGAATATAAGCCCCATAGTTTGCGTTCTGACGTGGTTTAGGTGCGTGGGTATCTTCTGGTAAGTCAATCTCTATTAACGGCTTAGAACGGCTAAGAAGAAGCCCTAAGAGACCTAAAACAAAGAATAGAATAAGCGTCTGTGTTGGTGTGAGGTTAAGTTCTTGAACTGTCATATTTAATTATCAACCCTTTTATTTCTTCTCTTGTCATGTTAGGAAAATGGGCTTTTTCACTATCCGTCATGTGTTCCAAAATATATTCAGCAATCGCTTTTAATTCTTCAATACTCCTCATGCCGATACCTCACTTAAATAAGTTTCTAGTTCCCCTGAGTCTTTCTCTGAACAAGGTAAACCGTTAACGGCTCTAAAGACAATCTCTGTGGTTCGTTGATAGTCTAAAGCGTCCCATGCTTCTTCAAAGCTGGTAGCACTTTTTCTGAATTTAATGACGTATTCTGTCATAACGTTAGCAATAATTACCCAAGCAATATGTTGGTTATATAGTCGAGTGAAATAGACTTCAGCTTTATCTTTGCTGAGTTGGCGATTTTTGAACATTTCTAGCTGTTCAGGAGTGTATCTATCTTTTGAAAAAGGATTTGTTTCTACTCTATATCTCATTATGTTTTACCTCATTTTTTGCCTACATTTGCCAACCATTCGCCAGTATTAGCTCTATCTATCATGATGTGAGAAATCTGTTTTTCAATACTTGGATTGACGCTATTGGCTAGAGCTGATAAGACGTCTTTTAGGTCTTGGCCAACCAATCCTAAACCATTGTTAAGTAATTGTGCGGTTCTAACTGATGTCATTTTATCTTCCTTATTAATTCTTATTTTCTGTGTAGTTGCTTGTTTCTTATACTAGATTCATGCTAGTTTTAAGGGGGAGCTCCCTACGTATGGTCAAAATAGCTTCAATATGCTATAATTTAAGATATAAAACCCCTTTAATAATAGCTTGCCTGCTTTATTAATTGAGTTTAGTTATACTAGTTGAAGGCTTGGAAGTTTGGTCGCTGTCAAAGCCTTTTTTTGTTGCTCTTGATTATTGATTAATAATTGCCTTGTTCAATGTCATTCAAACGCTTTTGCTCTGCTTTGCGATTATAGATTAGCACTTTGTCATCAAGCATGAGCGATACGCCTTCCAATACGTTGAAAATTTCCTGTGTGATTGCTTCAAACTGTTCGCGATCTGCATTTGGTACTTTGTCAGCGTAACCCTGTGCTAGCTCAGCTAAATCAACACCTTCATCAATCCATTTCTTCAACTCTTTGTAAGTTGTTGCTTTCATAATCATTTCTCCTTTATCCACGCGCATCACTGCGCTTTTTTTATTGTGTTTTGGTTATAGATAGCTTCAGATACGCTAAAATTTAAGCCGTATTTTTCTTTAACCTTGATTAGTTCAACCGTTTCATCAAGGATAGGCTCACGGTCTCGCAACATGTTTTCTGTCATCTCGTTTTTACTAACCATCTTAGGATAACCATATAGGTCAGAAACGGCTTTGTTTGCGATAGTGTTTGCTTTGATAAGGTCTTTCTTAGTTGCATTTTGTAAGCCATTGACAAGCCTATTCATTGCCTGCTTCTGATGTCCTTTATCAAACATTCTAAATACTTGGAAGCCCTCTAGGCCTGTGCTTTGTCTTAACTGTTTAATGGTTTCAAATACCCATAATTTAAAGGTTTTGGCTTCCTTCTTACGGCTCGAGAAGATAGTTTCATAAATGCCAAACTCATTAACGATTAACATTTCTTGTTGACGCCCTAAACTGTCTGTGACGTGGTTGTTTGAAACAACCTCATCTCCCAAACGTTGTTTAATAAATTTTGGATTCAGATCTAGTGCTTTAGCAATATCAGCTAGCACCGCCCACCATTCGCCTTGGTGCTCTACAAATCGGATAGTATATCCGTTCCATGTTTCTGCTTTGTCCATAGATTGCTCCTTTATTATTACTCTGGCGAAAATTCAATTAAATCAGATAGACGAACTTTCAAAGCATTACAAAGTTTGATAAGAGTAGAAAGTTTCACATCAGTTTTGTTGTTTGCTAAGTTTGAAATTGTAGATTCCGCTATACCTGTTTCTTTAGAAACTTTGCTAGCTTTGGTCTTTTTTTCAGCAAAAACAATCAATAAATTATTCTTTAGCATAACCGCTCCTTATTATTTTTTATCAACTAATCAATATAGCGTAATGACTAATTTAATAAAATAATACACCATACAAAATATATTGTCAACACTCAAATTATTATTTTATATTTTACTTTTATTAGCGTGTGCGCTATAATAAATAAAAAAAGAGGTGTAATAATGTTAATAAATAGATTGGCTATATTATTAGCTGAAAGGTCAATGAGTGGCGCACGTTTAGCAAGTGATACAGGGATTGCACAATCAACAATTTCTAAAATTACTTCAAATAAATCAAAACAAGTTGATTATGAAACGGTAAATAAAATTTGTAACACTCTAGGTATTACCTCAGATGATTTTTTTGATTATTCGCCAATAGATTATGAAATAAAATATTTTAGCGACGAAGATAGCGGAAACATATTTACATTCATAAAAATTTTAGATAGAGATATACCAGTTGCTACTCTAGAGTATAAAGTTGAGTTTGAATTTCATATCAATACTAATAAGCCTGACAATCCTGTTGATATTGAAGAAATTAAACGTAATTATCAGCAAGTAGAAGTCGTTACCGTAAAAGCTTCTTTGGAAAAACAAAATAAAGAAATTTATGATAAGTTCACTAACTTACCTACCAATTTTCAAAATATTTTTACAAATGAGTTGCTTCAAATTGTTGGTAAAAATATAAAAGAGTACATAATAAAAGAATTTAAAGAAGAATTTGTTTTTGCAAAAAATTCTTCAGGGCATGTTGATCAGCTTTTGAATGAAAACATTCAGATTGTAGTTAGTTCAAAAATTGATGACTATAAGTATGAATTACCTTTTTAGAATTTGAGATAAAAAATAAAGCTCTTAAAGCCTCTAAACTGTTTATAATTTTGACGAATGCTTTTTTAAGGCGTCCGAAAAGTCCGATTTTCTGAATACTATATGCTAAAAATGTCAACTGATTTTAGAAGCTGTCACAGCGGAAAAAGTAAATTAATAAACGACCGATATATCAAGTTCTTTAAGTGAATTTACCGAGCGTTTTAGAACTATTGAAATAGGTTGACGTATTATGTCGGTACATACCAACATTTTCCAGCATTCCGAAATGCGACCATGTGTTCGGGTTTGGGAGTAGTAACCTTCTATTCTCTAAGTTCGCTCGAAGTTCAGCATTATGCGCGTGGAATAAAATTAGCTACCTTACCGTAACCTTACAGTTACCGCTCATTTTATGACCTGTTGAATTTCCGTGTATAAATGCCAACTTTACCATCTCTGTACACACGCAAACTCCTTGATACGCCTTTGATTTTCTTTAATTACAAGGCCCTCAAAACTTGGCAAAAATTGAGGTATAATCGGAACTTTTCTGAACTTTTTGTTGGCGGTAATTAAAAAAACTGTCTGCGCGTGGCCAGTGGTTGCATAAAGTGTTATAAATTATTGTATAAAATTATTTTTATTCATTTTGGTAGCATTAAGGAATGTTAAGAGCGCTAAAGACTATACTTTCTAACTATACCCTTTGACTTCTTTATCAAACAAAGCTATAATGGACATAGAAAAAGGAGATTGCGCAAACAATCTCCTGTGGTAACACCGTTTAAGACGGCAGCCTTACCGTATTTGTTTATACTTTCTATAAACCGTCCACGATTGGCTAAAGCGTGGGACGGTTTTTCTATTTGTTCTTGTTATTCATGATAGCTACTATCAGAGTACCAAAGGCAATCATTTTCAAGAGCTCGAATCTATGTAGACCTTGACCTAGTTTTTAGATATGCAAAACTTGCTCTGAAACTCTTTATACCTTACCATTAGACCATAGAAAGGAAAAGCAACTATTTCCAAAATGGAAACAGTTCAACTTGAAGGCTCTAGGGAAGTAATCAGACAGGTCGACTATTGCAACCTAGATGCCATTATCTCCGTTGGTTATCGATTCTAGAATATACCGAATGGCGCAACTTTAACTAGGTTATTGACAAGGTGAAAATAGATTTTGAAAACTCTGAAAAGCGTGTGGTTGCCAATTTTGTTTACGTCAAAAAAACTGTACAGATCAATTTTGGAGGGCGTGAAAAAACTAGAAAGGAAATATATGGAGAATTTAAGTACGAGGTTAGTTGATAAAAGTATTGAAGCTTTTATTATGGGACTTGAAATATACAATAAACCAACGATTAAGTACCGAATTGAGGGCTTTAGTTTCTTTATCTGTAATGCTTGGGAATTGATGCTTAAAGCTGAAATGTTAAATCGTAATCAATCAATCTATTTTAAGGATAATCCAGATAGAACACTAAGCTTAGAAGGTGTTATTAAAAAAATATACTCGGACGACAGCACTAGAATTCGACTTAATCTTGAGCGCATTATTGAACTAAGGAATATTAGTACTCACTACATAACAGAAGATTATGAATTAAAGTATGCTCCACTTTTCCAAGCTTGTGTACTTAACTATGTCAATGAACTTCAACGATTTCATTCAAGAGATGTTACAAAGGCCATTTCCCAAAATTTTTAAACTATCACTGCAACTTACGAACCATTATCTAACGAACAAATTAGATTAAAATACCCTGCGGAAATTGCTGAAAAATTCATCCAACAGGCAAATGCCATAGATGTCTTAGTGACAGAGTATAATTCTGATAAATTCGCTATTGGTGTTAAACAAAATCTTTATATTACTAAGAAAAAATCTGAAGCCGATTTTATAGTATCAATTGCAAATCAATCACCTTCTCAAGTTGCTATTTTAAAAGATTTGAAAGATCCATCAGAAACGCACAAGTATTCATATGCAAATATTATATCTGTTGTAAACGATAGACTAAATAAAAAGAATATTAAACTTAATTATAAATCTGGTTTTAATCAATATGTCCTAACATTAGTGATTGATTTCTATTCAATAAAGTCTGATGAAAAATATTCTTATTGCCATAAAATAGGTAAGTCTGAACATTACACTTATTCTCAAAAATTCGTTGATTTTATTATCTCTGAAATAGAAAAAGACCCCCAACATTTTGTTGAAAGTCTGAAAAAATCTAAATAAAAAAGATAACCCCTGGCACATAGGAATGCTCAGCCCGAAGGCTTACCCCATTCTGGGACCCAGCGTTAATCCTTCACAAGTTATCTTTGTTAACTATAATTATATCACGCGCGTGCTAAATGTAAAGGATTTTGTTAGCTAACTAGTAAGCTAACTTTGTCAAAGACCCCTGAAAAACAGCTTTAAATCATCCGTAATCGCATTTTAACCTTTAACCAGGTAAATTTACCGACTTCTCCAAAACAAACGAAATAAGAGTCTTCTCGTAAGTCTAACCATGATATGAACTAATCTAAAACCCTTTTGATAATAGCTTGCCTGCTGATGGAAAGGTTTATGATCATGAAAATAACAGAACATAAGAAGAAAAACGGTACAATCGTTTATCGTGCTAGTATTTATCTAGGCATTGACCAAATGACAGGTAAGAGAGTAAAAACAAGCATCACAGGAAGAACAAGAAAAGAAGTTAATCAAAAAGCCAAGCACGCGCAGTTTGACTTCCTATCTAATGGATCTACAATTAAAAGAAAAGTTGTGATTAAAACATTTAAAGAACTTAGTCATTTATGGCTTGAAACCTATAAGTTAACAGTAAAGCCTCAAACTTATGATGCTACTGTTACTAGACTTAATCGACATATTATGCCAACTCTGGGCAATATGAAGGTTGATAAGATAACCGCTAGTGATATTCAAATGCTGATTAATAGATTATCTAAATATTACGTCAATTATACTGCGGTACGTTCAGTCATCCGAAAAGTTCTCCAACAAGGAGTATTGCTAGGGCTAATAGATTATAACTCAGCAAGAGATATTATCCTTCCAAGGAAGCAGCCAAACGCTAAGAAAAAAGTTAAGTTTATTGATCCGTCTGATTTGAAATCTTTTTTAGAACATTTAGAAACTAGTCAACACAAACGCTATAACCTTTACTTTGATGCAGTTCTCTACCAACTTTTATTATCCACTGGCTTGAGGATAGGCGAAGCCTGTGCATTAGAGTGGGGAGATATTGACCTAGAAAATGGTACAATAGCCATTAATAAGACTTACAATAAAAATTTGAAGTTTTTGAGTACAGCTAAAACCCAGTCAGGCAATAGAGTGATTAGTGTTGATAAAAAGACCCTTAGAAGCCTAAAGCTATATCAAATGAGACAGCGACAATTATTTAATGAGGTTGGTGCGCGTGTGTCGGAGGTAGTGTTTGCCACACCAACACGAAAGTATTTTAATGCTTCGGTTAGACAAAGCGCTTTAGATACTAGGTGTAAGGAAGCAGGGATTGAACGCTTTACCTTTCACGCTTTTAGACACACTCACGCTAGTTTATTGCTGAACGCTGGTATTAGTTATAAGGAACTTCAGTACCGTCTAGGACATGCGAATATCAGCATGACTTTGGATACCTATGGCCATCTTTCTAAGGACAAAGAAAAAGAAGCTGTTTTATATTATGAAAAGGCTATGAATAATTTATAA